CGGAGAAAACATGTTCATTATTTCTGCACTAACAGTATTTGGTGCGGTTACTCTTGGATTCAATTTACGGAGAATCCTAAGATTGATAGTAAGGTGGTTCAAATACTATCGACACGATAGTTATTTGCCAATGAGTTGGATTAAGGAAAATAAAAGGAGAACCTATGACTATTAATAAGATTGTGCATGAGCCGACGGAGTTTATCCAGGGAGATTATAAGGTTAAGATTACCGGGAGTGGAATAGTAAGAATTCTGAAAGAGTACAAAAGTTCTGAAGAATATGACGAAATCGAAGTTCCTGCCTCCCTCTGTTTTAAGATTGTCTACATGCTAAGAGGATCAAGGAAGAACTTTCCCTTAGATGAGTAATTAATATGAATGAAGAAAAATGGACTAACATTCAAGTAGACTCGCAAATTCTTACTACGCTAATGTCTTGTCCACGAAAGACTGATTACCTATTCAATCGTCATTTAGTTCCAGTCTCTGGTATGAGTAAGTCTATCCAAAAAGGACAGCTAGCTCATATCGGGTTGCATCATTATTGGAAGGCTAGAATTGAGGGTGAAGATTACCAGTCAGCATCAATTAAGGGATTAGAAGAGGCAAAAAAAGAGTCATTAACCTTTAATAATTTAGAAGTGGAAGATAAGTTAGATTGCTTTCAGACTCTAGTTCAATTCTTTAAGTTTATCCAGACATCCTCTTGGATTCCGCTTTTTACAGAACAACATTTTAAGTTCAATGCTTATGAAGATCCTCAATTGAAACTTAGGATAATTCTGACTGGTAGAATCGACTTGGGATTGAAGACTCCTCAAGTTCCTCTAATTCCCGTGGATAATAAGAGCGAAAGTGAGCGATGGTTCTATTCTCAACTATCAAATCAGTTTAAGATCTACGCGCTTGCTTGCGGTGTAAATGTTCTGGGAGTTCAGAGATTCGGTTTTCAGAAAACTCTGAAACCAGAGGACAAATTCAAGATGGAGTTAGTTCCATTTGACCCTGACACTCTGGAAGAGTTTAGAACGGAAACTCTTCCTTACTGGTGCAAGCAATTGCTAATCTATCAGGAAGAGAATAACTGGCCTATGAATCATTCTTCCTGTGTGAATGGGCATTTTGCTTGCATCTTCTCAGATAAGTATAACGGTGGAATATGTAATGTTTCTAGAAACATTAGAGAACAAAAATTAGAGAGATATTTCACGATCGGAGAAGAGTGGAATCCTGCCGACTTCTAGGTAATCTACATGAAATATGCTAGAGTAACAATAGATTCAGAGCTCCTAATGGCACTTTTAACTAAGGGTCCGATTATACATTTAAAAGTCCTAAACGGACTACCAAAAGGGACGAAACTCAGATATATTACATCGAATCAGGTTCTCAGTATAGACATAATAGTCGAACATGAGTCGTTTAAGAGTTTAAGTGATGGAGAAGAAATACCAATACTAAATTCTCCATCATTTTACACTCTGTAGTAGAAAAGGAAAAAATGGCCAAGCACGTTCACCAATACCAACGCATTCTAATTGGCGATAAGTTTGCCATGCGATGCATTAAGCCTTTCTGTAATCATTACACGTTTGGCAACTCTAAACTCTCTTTTCCTCTTCTACTTGCTAAAATAGCAGAGTGCTCTCGCTGTAGTTCTCCTTTTATCCTCTCTCGTAGAGCATTAAGAATGGCGAATCCATGCTGTGATTCCTGCGTTAGAAGGAAGGATAATCCAATTCTTACTAGCGCGGAAAGATTCTTTAGAGATCTTGAAAAGGAATTAGTATAATCTATGCCAATAAAAGCAAGCGATACCGTAATCCGTCCCGTTCTGTCAATTCTATCGAAAGGAAGGACAGGAACAGGTAAGACTATTGCAAGTTGTGGAAAGGAATTTAGGCCAGTTTATGTTCTTGACTGTGAAGGAAGATTTCGCTCAGTCATCAATTATTATAATAAACTAGATGGTCATTGTAAAGATATTGAATATGATACCTTCCATATGGAAGGCGGATTTTATGTTCTTGATAAGAAAATGGATGAATTATCAGCAAGATGCGAGTATAAGACAGTTGTTGTTACTTCTCTTACATCATTCATTCATATTGTCTTGCGCCATTTAATTCAAGCCAAGGCAGGACAAAAGACTTCAAGAGGATTTGATGCGGTCAAGAGAATTGGAGGAATCCCAGTTAATGCTCTTGAAGATTATAATGCTGAAGACGCTGCTATCATCTTTGAACTAATTGGATTCCTTAAATCTCTCCAGAACCAAGGAGTTAATATCATCCTTGAAGCTCACATCTCCCCTTATGAGATTACAACGATTGAGGATGGAGGAAGAGTAACTACAACAATAAATCAGATTCTGACGAAAGGAAAAAAGGCACCTGCTCAAATTCCAGGTTACTTCGATGAGGTTTACCTCTTTGAAAAGAAATTCACTGGCATGGGTAGCTCAAGTAAGGCAATTTATGAATTTACCTCTACTGGATCATCTACGGATGATTGCAAGACTTCTAATGGAATAGTAGGATTTGATTGGACGGGGAAGGACTTTAGCGTGGAATTGATGAATCAGTTAAGCAATGAACTGAAAGAAACTCCTAGGGTCGATCCTAATTTACCTAAAGCAGTTAAATTCTGATGGGAAGGATTGACAATCTCAAGGCTTATCTTGGTAATAGTGTTTATGTTACTTACGATGGATATTATCTAATTTTAACAACAGAGAACGGATTGAGAGAAACTAACCGAATCTGCCTAGAGACTGAGGTATATTGTGCTCTAGTAAATTATGTAGCTAGCTTGAAGTCAAGGAAATTGGGGGATGCGTATCCAATTGATAAAAACGCATGATAAACTACTAACCAAAGGGAGAATTAAAAACAATGATCACAGTAACAGCAAAAGATGCGCTTCGTTCTGAGCAACTTGATCCAGGATGGGTTGATGGAGAGTGTGTTCGATACACGCAAGGGGTTGCAGGGACGGACGGATCAGTCGTCCACAAGTTTGAGATTGAAGTGATAGTTCCCCATACCCCAGTTCCCGTTCCTATCTCAGATTACTTTATTTCTGAGAAAGCCGCAGGAATGGGGAAGAATTTTTTCCTTGCCTGCGGTTTTCCGAAGGAAGAATGGGATAATCTGGTCAAGGGGAAAGCAACTTCAAGCCAAATCAATCCTCTTGATTGCGTTGGAAAGAAGTTCAAGGTTCTCGTCACTAACGAAAAGGTGGGAAACAGAATCATAAATAAGGCTGGAGACTTCCTTCCCCTCGAACGCTGAGATTACTCTTCGATAAATCTCCCGTTCTTAACCGTGTAAGTTATTATGTTAGTAACCGCCTTGGGCTAACATAATAAGTGAGGGAGCGGGACAGTAGTGGAGAACAATCGAAGGGTAAAGGAATGGGCTGATCCTTAATCAAGTGGAATTATCCATTGGTTAGATTGGCCCATTCCGCTTTTTGTGATACTTAGTATGTATAAAAAATACTACTCCCCTATACATGCAATAGAAGGACTTCTCAAATTTATTCACCCTGAAGGGGTAATATTCGAGCCCTGCGTAGGCAAAGGAGCAATTAGCAATTATCTGATAGAAAGAGGACTTCGTGTTATTACCAACGATTTGGATCCTAGAGTTAATGCAGATTATCATTTTGACGCTAGATTTGATAATAACAGTTGGCCCCAATCTGATTGGATAATTACAAACCCTCCCTATGGAGATGATTCAGAATCCATGATCCTAGAAAATGCTCTTAAGTATTCTAAAGTTGGAGTGGCAATGCTACTTCTAATCTCCTTCAAGGAAGGCACTCGCTATAGAAAGCCAATCCATCTAAAACATCCTCCCAATATTGAAATTATAACCCCGCGTTACTCATTTGATGGGAGAGGTAAATATACACAAACAACGAGTTGGTTCGTTTGGATTCATGGAATGAAAGAACAATCATTCCACTGGATTTAGTAAATGATTGAGAAGATTAAAGAGGAAAAAGTGTGGCATGTTAAATGTAAGTTAATTCACGACTATCATAAGGCAATGAAAGAAAAGCACGTAGACAAGAGAAATTATAAATGGAGGGAATTCGACTCTGCCTGCCAGCTAGGCATTTCAGTTGGTTATATTAGTGAATCCCTAAGATTATACGACGCAATTGAGAAGAATCCCTTACTGAAGTCGTTGAGTAGAGAACAAGCCTTAAAACTATTAAGGAGTAAACATGAGAGATAAGGAATTAATATATATCAAATCTATCTTACAGCGAATCTCTAACCAGAATGGAGAGATTAAACTTGCCCTAGCATACGTGGAAAAGGATATCGCACTAAGGCAAGCTGCAAGAGATAGAAAATTAGCTAAGTTTGTTCCATTCATTTTTACCAATCGGCAGGTAGAAGAAAAATGAGTCAAATCTACGTTCCTGGCAGCGGTCCGATAAATGCCAAACTAATGGTAATTGGCATAGCTCCGGGCGCTGAAGAAGTGAAAGCTGGGATTCCGTTCGTAGGACCTTCTGGGAACATTCTTAATTCTGATTTGAGAGAAGCAGGAATCTCGATTCATGAAGTCTACAGAACCAATATCTTCAAGTATCAATTACCTAATAATGAGTTTAAAAGGTATCAGGAGATAGGATTAAGTCTTCCTGATGCGATGGCAGACTTAAATAGTGAAATTAATGCCATCAAGCCTAACTGCATTCTCGGCCTT